ATAATGAGATATGGAATGTTCAGCACATTATGATTGCTGGTATGGCTGAGAGAATTAAAATAACATCTGATACATTGAAAGACCTTAGCAGAGGTATGTTCTATGAGTTACTTCCTAAGTACAAACACAGATTAGATACTCAATGTCGTGCACTTTCAAGACTTGAGATGTACCTTGATAAACTTAAATCTTTATAATCATGTCAGAGAATCATAAAGCAATAGCAGAGACAATATACTGCATCGGTACTGTCTTAGCAGTTACAATAGTACTAATCTATTTAGGAATAATAGGATGATAAATTTAGCATACATCAAAGGATGGGATAGGTTTGATGAGAAACTATACCACCGTTACCTAAAAGCAATAAACAATGTGGAAAATACACTATCGGGCATACACTCAAGGACAGTGGAGGAAGCTCAGCAAGAACGTAGAAGCAGACTCATCTGCTCAAGCAAGAGTAAAGGCAGACATTTGGGAGGGTTTAATAATTAAAATTGAAAGGATATGAAACAATACAAAGTATGGCTTGAGGATAGTGTTGAGCCCGAAGGTGGATTTTGGTGGTATTGCCTCCTGGATGAGAACGGTTGCCTATATGATGAGAACTACCCTAATGAAGAGAGAGATACCCTCCAGTGGTATATTGATCATGGATATAAAGTGGAGGAAGTATGACTATCAAGGACCACATCAGAGAACGCTATCCTAATGAACCAGCAGACCTTATAGCTCGTGACTTGAATATTACAGTGAGCAAAGTGTATAATATAGCTCATAGATTAGGTGTAAAAAAGTCTGCTGAATTTCTTAAGTCAATGGCTTTCAATAGTAAGCTATCTGAAAAAGGTAAGGCTCACCAATATAAAAAAGGACTTGTACCTCACAACAAAGGTTTAAAGATGCCAGATGAGTTGTATAACAAGGTCAAGCGTACAATGTTTAAGAAAGGTAACAAGCCTCACAATACTCAACCAGATGGCACTATCAGAATCAATAGCAAAAACAATGAGAAACCATACCAATACATCAAGATTGCAGATAGTGACTGGAGGCTGCTGCATAGAGTAATATGGGAGCAACACAATGGACCAATACCAGATAAGCACATGATTAGGTTCATAGATGGCAACACCATGAACTGTGAGCTGAGCAACCTTGAATGTGTATCAATGAAAAAAAACATGACTGATAATACCATACAAAGGTATCCAGAAGAGTTACAGGAACTAATGAAATTAAACGCAAAATTAAACAGAAAAATAAATGGCAAGGAACAAAATCAGTGATCTACGTGATCACCTATTCGCATCACTTGAAAGGATTGATGATGACTCTCTCACACCAGAACAAATCAAAGATGAGGTAAACAAGGCTAAGGCAGTAGCTCAGATAGGTTCTGTGATTATCAACTCAGCAAAGGTAGAAATTGACTACCTCAAGGCAACTGGAAGGATTGATACAGACAGTGAGATATTTAAGAATGTGGACCCAGTAAAACGTATATCATGAAACAGACAGCAGTAGAATGGTTTTTTGAGCAAATAATGTATGCAGATGTAGATATAAAAGTTTGGAGAGAAATCTATGACCAAGCCAAAGAAATGGAGAAAGAGCAGATATTAGATTCAAGACTTGATGGTTTCAAAAATTCAGCGGAAGGATGGAATGGTGAATATCCATTTGAAGGAATGACAGATTATTACATTTCATTAGACATTAAAAATGATGATTATTACAAAGAAACCTTTAAATCAGAATAAAATGATACTAAACCCAACAACAGCAGTATTAGCTTGGAAAGCTATTTACTACACAACTAAGTACTCATGAACCAGCACAAAATGTACAGATGCATCCGACTCATGGAGCTCCTGCAAGATAAGTACAGGTGCATCCATACCATTGCAAGGTACTTGGGTGTAAGTCACCGCACAGTGTACCGTTACTTTGAACTATTCAAGGCATTAGGGTACTCAATAGATAAGGATACAAATAATAAATACCAATTAAGAAAATGAAAGAATTAGCAATGATCACCTGGGCAGCTGCCTTCATCATGATTTTTATAAGAGTAATACAGAGATACAATGACAAAAGAAATAATTGAATACATCCAAGAGAACAAACTGGACTCTAATAAGCGACACAGAGAATATGCTTACAGAAGGTTCTATCTGGCTAACCTGCTGAGAAAGGAGGGGCTGTCCTTTCAGAATATAGCTGACATATTTCACAGAACACATGCCACCATCCTGCACTCAATCAATGTGCATGAGCACTTCATGAAGAGCAAGGATACAATCTACCTCTTCCACATACAGAAGGAGCTTGACATATTCGAGCCAGTACAGGAAGAGAAGAGAGACATCTTTGATGACATACTCAGAGCAAATAATACAACAGATTTGCAAATAATTAAGCAAAGGATTGCAGATAACGAATATTAATTACTATCTTAGCACCGCTTTGTCGCCCATTACCCAATGGTTTGCCCCCCTCCTTGATTGGCTGGGGGGTTTTTTGTAGGGCAGAAGGGCACATTTCTGCCTATATATCTATATGTATTTAATTTATGGCTAATTATTACTTTTTTATTTTTTCTGAAAGTTGGTAAAATTCAATAAAATGTGCCCTAAGATTACTGAAAGCCTTGAAAATACTAAAGTTTAGGCGGGGCAGATTGCGGGGCAGATTTGGGGCAGATTAAAAATAAGTGTATTTTTGTATCTTGAATGAAATAATTACTTATATTTGCAGAGGGGGTTTGCGGTTAGCTGCCCAGTAAAAGGTTTTTACTTGTTCCTTTCCTCCCTTTTTTAAAACAAGTAATTTAAAACAAGTTAAAATGATTGTATCAATTTTCAAGAAGGTAACAGATACCACTAACCCATTCAACAAGTCAGCTTTGTACTGCCTTGAACGTATTAAAATAGGTAAGTCAAAGGACTTAGTACAACAAATTAGAGCTGTTGCTACAAAGGATGAGCAGAAGCCTCTCAAGAACATGCTCCCTGGTGTTTGTTTCAATGGCACATTCACTCAAAGAACTATCAAAGGTATTGAGCAAAGGTCTGGACTTATCATTCTGGACTTCGATAACATGAGCCATCAATCAGAGGCTATCCAATTCAAAGAATCAGTATCAAAAGATGAGTTTGTATTCTCTGCATGGATATCACCATCGGGCAAAGGAGTGAAAGTACTTGTTAAGATACCTACTGTTGGCAACTTTAAAGGGTACTTTGATGCACTCAGAACTCACTTTGACTCAGACTACTGGGATAATGTAGGGAGTAACATTGATAGGTTCTGTTATGAATCATATGACCCTGACTTGTATCTGAACTTGGACTCAACTACATGGACTCAGATTGAGGAGCCAGATATTGAGGAGATAGGGAGCATTGATGTCATGATACCTATCAAGTCTGACAATAGAATCATTGAGAATCTACTCAAATGGTGGGATAAAAAGTATGGTATGGTGGCAGGTTCTAAGAATAACAACCTATTCAAGTTAGCTGCTGCACTCAATGACTTTGGAGTCAATCAATCAGAGGCTGAGAACGTACTTCTTAAATTTGATGAGGGGGGCAAAGAGAATGAGATCCGTAAAATAATAAAGAGTGCCTATTCAAAGACATCAAACTTTGGTACTAAGTTCTTTGAGGATACAATATCCAGAGAGAAAATAGAGAAACATATCAGAGCTGGTAAAAAAACAAGTGATATCATTAAGTCACTGCCTGAGTTCACACAGGAGGAGATTGATAAGTGTGTTGATGGCATCAAAGAGACTGGGAACATTGAGGACTTTTGGACCTATACCAAAAACAATAAGATACAGTTGAGCATCCATCAGTATAAATTTTGGCTACAGCAGAACAACTTTTTTAAGCACTTCCCAACTGATAGCAATACCTATACTTTTATTAAGAAAGAGCAGAACCTTATTGAAGAGACCAATGAGAAGAGAATAAAAGACTTTACTCTTGGTGCACTTTTGGCACGTCCTGAGATAGGCTTCCAACCATACGATCTAATGGCAGGAGCAACTAAGTACTTTACTTCTGAGTTCCTTTCAATGCTTGACAGTTCAGATGTGAACATGCTTGAGGATACTTCTGATATCTGCTATCTATATTACAAAAATTGTGCTGTAGAAATTACAAAGGACAGCATTAAAAAACATGAGTACATTGACCTTGATGGATATGTATGGAAAAAACAAATCATTGATAGAGAATATACTGAGAATGATCACCACAATAGCGAGTTCAGAACCTTCCTGTGGTTGGTAAGTGGTAAGGACTCAGCTAAGTACAACAGCTTCAAGTCAGTGATAGGCTACTTGATGCACTCTTATAAGACATCTGCCAACAATAAAGCTATCATATTCAATGATGAGACTATCTCAGAGAACCCCAATGGGGGAAGTGGGAAGGGATTGTTTTGGAATGCACTGGCTAAACTTAAAAAGGTAGCCTCAATAGATGGTAAGACCTTTGAATTTACTAAGTCCTTCCCTTATCAGACAGTATCAACAGATACTCAGCTACTTGTATTTGATGACGTTAAAAAGAATTTCAACTTTGAGAATCTATTTAGTCTAATCACAGAGGGTATAACACTTGAGTACAAAGGTCAGGATGCTATCAAGCTACCAGTGACCAAGTCACCTAAGATAGTTATCACAACTAACTACACCATCGGTGGTGTTGGTGGCTCATTTGAGCGTAGAAAGTTTGAGGTAGAGATGTCAGATTACTTTGGGTTTAAAAAGACACCCCTTGATGAGTTTGGGCACATGCTATTTGATGACTGGAATCAAGACCAATGGATAATGTTCGACAACTTCATGATACAGTGTGCTCAGTTCTACCTTCGCAATGGACTTGTATCTCATGAGTTTACTAACCTTGATATAAGGAAATTCATAAAAGAGACTTCTCATGAGTTCTATGAGTGGTCAGAGGATGGTAACATACCATTGAACACGCGACTATATAAGGATGAGCTGCATGAAATGATTACAAAAGACTACAGCGATCTATCCAGATGGCTTACAAAAAAGAAATTCACTCAATGGCTCAATATATTTGGTAAGCATCATGGATATAAGATACTTGATGGTAAGACTAATGGAAGGAGATGGATTGAATATACTACAGATGAGGTAAAACCACAGCCCGATGATGTGTGGGATGAGTTAAATAATAAAGCAGGATTTTAATATGATAACAGTTAATTCACTATCAGGAGGTAAAACCTCAAGCTATATAGCTCAGCACTATCCTGCAGATTATAATGTATTTGCGTTGGTTCGAACAGACGATAAAAAGTGTTTATTTCCAGATGCAAAAATACGGCAAATTGTTTCGGATAAAATAGGTACTGAATTTATCGGAACGCTTGAAGAGGATGCTATAATCTATACAATGCTTGATTTGGAGCAATTTATTGGTAAAAAAATTGACTGGGTAACTGGAGTTACTTTTGATGAGATTGTATCTGGCAAATATGGAGGTTATCTACCTACAAAATTAAGGAGATATTGCACAACACACATGAAAATGTTTCCAATTTTTGAGTGGTGGCAAAAAACAATAAACCAACCAGTTGAAATGAGAATTGGATACAGAGCAAATGAAATGAGAAGGGCTAATAAAACACTTGAAAGATTAAATGAAAATGGATTAATTTCAATGCATACTATAATAGGTCAATCAAAAAATGGCAGAAATAAATGGGGTGAAGTTGAATGGCAAAAACCTTCGTTCCCTTTAATTAAAGATGCTATTTTCAAAGATAATATTGAAGAGTATTGGAAGGGTAAGCCTGTGAGATTTGCATACATGAATAATTGTGTAGGATGTTTTCATAGAAATGAAATACTTTTAAAACATATGTCTGAAAAACACCCTAATAAGTTTGATTGGTTTGTAAAACAGGAAGAAGGTAGAAAAAAACAAGATACATGGAGACAATCTGGTCATGTAACATACAATAAAATAAAAGAAACAAAACTACAATTTCAATTATTTGATGACGATTTTAATGAATGTGATAGTGGATACTGTGGACTATAATTATAATATATGAACAAACTAAACAAAGCTAAGCTAAAAGCACTGGAGCTTGAGGACTTAAGACTACGATACCCCTCCATTGATGAGAGGTATATCCCTTACACTGACTGGAAGGATAACTCAGCTAACTCACTGACAAAGTGTGTGATTGCTTACATTACCTTCATGGGTGGTCAAGCTGAACGTATCAGTTCCCAAGGTCAGTACAGGGAAGGAGCTAAGATACAGATAGGCACTGGTGAACTTGCACACACTAAGCAGCTCCCTGGCAAGTGGACACCAGGACAGAGCACTAAGGGTACTGCTGACATCTCATCTACCATCAGAGGGAGGTCAGTTAAGATTGAGATTAAGCAAAAAGATAAACAAAGTGAAGCACAAAAACAGTATCAACAAGCCATTGAGAAGGCTGGAGGGGTGTATATTATTGTGAGGACATTTGATGAGTTTGTGGTGTGGTATGAATCATTTGTATTAGGGTTATGACAGCGAAGGAGTTAGTAGATAGCTACAGGGTAATTCTAATGAATAGTGATACTGAGTGTGCAGAAGAGATACTATGTACCACTATAGCCAAACAATGTGCTCTAATAGCAGTAGACCAAATGATCTCAGTACTCCCATTCACAGATGTCAACACCTCACTTGGTAGGTACTGTGAGAAAGAGAGAGCGTACTTAGAACAGGTTAGGCAAGAGATACATAAGCTATGAAAGTAAGAATCAAACTCAAAATGCCTAAGTTCAAGGTCAAGCTCAAGCACCTAAGAAAGAAGTATAAACACCCTGTTGAGGGTATCAACAATGAAATAGATTAGATATGACATTAGACTCACATGAAATTAGGTTAGGTAACACCTACAAAATAGAGATGGGAGATGGCACTTATAAGAGTGACCTCATCAATTTAGAAGACCTTAGAAACTTATTAGATGATGAGCTTGATGACTTTTATCAAGCAATGGAGATAAGTGAAGAGTGGCTGATTAAGTTAGGGTTTAAAAAAGTTACTGATAGAGTATATGTCAAAGACTATCACTATGGATATGAATTTGGCATAACTAATATTTTTGTAATAAAAAACGGTAACAACTTTCTAAGATATAAGCATATTCAGTACGTTCATCAACTTGAAAATCTATACTTTGCACTGACTGGTGAAGAGTTAACATATGGTTGTTAATAACTTTTATTTGTATATATGCAAAACTTTATTAACTTTGACGAAAATAATTTAATCATGGAAAAGCAATTAATCAGCTCATCTGAGAAAATCAGACAGGCAAACGAGGTACAGGATACATTGTCCTTCCACCAGAAGCTCCACAGAGCTAAGTTAGCAATCGGTAAGGTTACTAAGAATGCTAACAACCCACACTTCAAGAAGTCATATGCTGACTTGAATGCAATCATTGAGGCAGTTGAGCCTATTCTACTTGAGAATGGCTTACTACTCCTGCAACCTATCCAAGGCAATAGCGTGTGCACTCAGATTATTGACATTGACTCAGGCATGAGCATTGAGTCTTGCATGGAGTTACCACAAGGTATGAACCCACAACAGCAGGGTAGTGCCATAACTTACTACAGAAGGTACACCCTACAGTCAACTCTATCACTACAGGCAGTAGATGATGATGGTGCAGCTGCAAGTAAGTCAACACCAACCAAGCCACCTATCAGTGATGAGAGACTTACAGATGCAATTACTGCTATTGAGAAGGGCACTTACTCACTTGAGAAGTTAAAGGATCAGTTCTCACTAACTAAAGAACAGGAGGCAAGATTATGAAGTGGAGAGCATCACAACTGGGCAACCTAATGACCAACTCAAGAAGTAAGTCAGAGGTACTATCTGAGACTACTAAGTCTGAGATACGCAAAATAGCAAAGCAGGACTTCTATGGGTACACCACAGAGATTAAGACTAAGCCAATGATTAAGGGTACTGACTGGGAGCAGGAAGGCATTGACCTACTGAACTCAGTTAGGTTCACTCAGTACACTAAGAACGAGCTCAGACTCTCTAATGAGTTCATGACTGGCTGTTGTGACATCATAACAGATGACTGTATCATTGACATCAAGAGCTCATGGTCATTAGAGACCTTCCCGGCTACACCATCAGAAGGTGATGCAAGTGGGTATGAGTGGCAAGGTAGAGCATATATGTGGCTCTATGAGAAACCAGCGTTTGAGTTAGTCTACACCATGTACACAACACCAGATGAGCTACTAACTGAGTGGGATAACCTATCCATCCACAGAGTTGACCACATTGACCCAGCTAAGCGTATTACAGTGGTGAGATATGAGAGAGACTTGGCACTTGAAGAGCAGATTAAAGAACGGTTGACTCACTGTTCAGAGTATTATTCACAGTATATAAACCTTTTAAACAATAAATAAAATGACAGAAAAAGAATTCTTCGCAAATGCAATGATATCAGCCATGCAAGGCCTACTATCAGCAAACGGTAACGGCTATGAAGCTGAGTACTTAGAGCCACATGGAACTGTGGCATCTATGGCAAGAGATTATGCAGAGGCACTCACTACAAGGTATGTGATAGCGTGTGCTGCATTAAAGTTAAACGATAATACAACAGAACAATGTCAGAACTAACAATCAAAGGAGCTATCAAACTCATCAAACCAATCAATGTGATTAGTGACAAGTTCTCAGTGAGAGAGTTTGTGATTACTACACAGGACAAATACCCTCAACACATCATATTCCAGACAGTCAATGACCGAATGGATATCATAGCACCATATGGTGAAGGTCAAGAGGTGGAAGTATCTTACAATGTGAGAGGGAGAGAAGTAGGTGACAAGTACTACAACACCCTTGATGCTTATAAGGTGCAAGGTGAGGTAACTACATCTCCAGTCAATGAACCAATGCCTATGGACGATGACCTGCCATTCTAAGACAGTATATCTCAAGGATAATCAGACCCTCACTGACTGGGTGAGGGCTGAACTTAAGGATAAGATATCCAACAGAAACAGAGCTGTACACATGGCAGAGGACATGGGAGTGACTAACATCACGCTGCACCGCTTCCTACATGGCAGACCAGTACAGACTGAGTTCTATGATAAGGCTTTTAATTACTTATTGAAATGAACTACTTAGTACAGATAATGATTGACATTGAAGGGCAGTACTACACCCCTCAAGAGGTGCTTGATAAGATAGACAACTGAGGCTCGGCAGCCTACCCCCTTGTTCACTTTCAAA